AGGCACAATACTTTGGCCGCTTTAAATAATTTCATTTGACTCTCATATTTTGGTGAGAACAATCTCCCGTTCTTGAAACTTTCTATTAAACTATAATTTACAGTTTCTTCCTGGGATCGCGTATAATCAAATACAACATATTGTTCCCCCTGATAAGCGTATGCTACATCGGCGCGTTTACCGCCTTCTATTAAGTAGCAATCCCCCCTCTGGAGCAAATAATTTGCTAACCAGCTTTTCCCCATGTTACCTACAGGGTCATGCACCCAGGTTACTTTTCTATTATCCTGGGCTTCTAATCGCCGGATAGCAACTTGCTGCCATGGTCTTAGCTGACAATCAGCATACTCATCCGCTAATTCTAATTTTCTCTTTTTACTTTTGATCACCCCCCGTAATTTATCTGCTGCTTTGTGGTATTTTACCCATTGATCTGGCCATTCTGAGGCTAATATATCATCATCCTGGCCATCTCTAACAGCATTAAGGAACTGTTTAATATCAGTCCTTGTTCCTTTTCCCGCTGGGCACATGCCACATTCCCAGAAGTCTCCTTCCTTTTTGCAGTAATCTGCTGCTTCGGCATTAGTGCTTCTGGTGCTTTGGGCTTCAGTATGAACTGCTTTCCCAAATTCCTTGGCCATCAATTTAGATACCTGGCCTAATCGAGTACGCTTTTTCAATATGCAGTACCCTTGGAGGTGAGCTGTCCCTTCCTCACCGACTTCTTTGCCAAAGACCAAGTATTTACAAACACTTTGGCCGAAGGCTTTTACTCGTTCCACCATTTGGGAAGTATAATTGTTCAATGTCCAACAAACTTTTGTTACTTTTTGAGTCATTGTGGACACAAGTTAGAAATATAGGTTGCGCAAGTATTACCCGCAACCTATGTCCACTGCCCACTATTTATATTTTTATGTGGCTAGCTGTGACGTCATTGTCATCTTTTAAATAGTATATAAGTGAATCTTATTGGTTTAACTTTTCTATTGCCTCTTGCTTTTGCGCAACGCTCCATTTATCATTATGCCTTATCGAAGAAGATTTCGTAGAAGATTCCGACGCAGACCTTATGGTCGAAGATATCGCCGTCGTAGAGTATACCGACGTAGACGCCGTGGTAACAAGATTTCCATGCGCAAAATGCCTCGCCTATTGCCAGACGCTATGCGAGTTCCATTAAAATGGTCCGCACAAGTAGTGCCTACCGATATCGCTGGTATATTCGTCAATTCGTTTTGTATCAACGATCCATTTTACAACCCTGACCGTCCATTAGGATGGGATGAATGGTCCCAATTTTACAACCTCTTTTATATCAATACTGCCAGCATCCAAATTATTATCAACATGCAAGGTGCCGATCCCGGCGGAATTATTTTATTTCCTGCAGCCAGTGCAAACAATGTATCCAGTTCTGAACAAGCCGCTCAACAACCATACGCCAGGTTTTTAACCTTAGGCAATGCCCATCAGAATAGTACGCGCAACAAAATGCGCATGAAGTTTTCCGTGTCCAAGTTATTAGGACAACGTTTAACCGGTGAGAACTGGGATGGTAGTACCTCCACAGGAATGTCAGTACCTGGCAACCGCGTGTTTTTCAACATGTTTGGTTATGCCGATGACGGTGTTGTCAACAACATTCAATTCCGAGTAGTGTTGTACCAATATGTACGATTTTATCGTCGAAAGACGTTATCATTATCAAGTTAATTTAAAAATTGGGGTGTCTCCCCTTGGCTTTATATTGCCATACAGTTTACACACAGAGGACCTAACCTCGCAAGCGACGCAAGGAGCGCGCAGCCCCCACAATCTGTCTCACTTCCTTCTCGACAGTTATTTGGTCTTAGACCCGTGGTTTCCGTTTCAATCTCTCGCATAACAATCTATTTTAATCATGCTCTGGGCAATGCAAACCATCTATGCAGAACCCGCAAAACATCATCGGGCGTGGTTGAACGACCACTGGTTTCCGCATAAGCCTGGGTTTCTTTCTGGGGGGTTCATCTTCTGGGGGTGCCATAAAGTTGGGAAATTCCAACACTTGCCACCTATCTTTAGATAATTTTTCCCTATCTGGGTCGAAATTTGATAGGCACAATACTTTGGCCGCTTTAAATAATTTCATTTGACTCTCATATTTTGGTGAGAACAATCTCCCGTTCTTGAAACTTTCTATTAAACTATAATTT